ACCTTCTTCAAACTCTTCTCCTAGTTTATCAACAGCTTCCTTGTAAGGTACTGAAGTTAAAGGTTGCCCGCCTCTAGAGCCATTCGGATACACAGTGAACCCACGTAACCTGCTGCTATAGCGAGCAAGAGTAGCAGTAAAATCTTCAACGGTATCTTCATTGTTAAGCTTACTACCCCATGTTGGAAGGTTAATGGTAGATGAGATGGACATATCCACATAGTCTTGTACGTCAGCTTGGAACTTGATACGTCTCTCATAGTCTTCAGCTAGATCAAGGGCTGACTCAATGCTCTCAGGGTTAACACCATATAAGTCAATCAACTCCTGTGCTGCACTGTCTACAACATACTGGTAATGCCATCTAGTACCACCTTTGAGATATCTTCGCTTATAAGAGACAGCAAAAATAGGCTCAATGCCAGTACTAGTACCCCCAAGAATACCAATGGAACCAGTCGGAGCAATAGCGCGATTAGCAACGGGACAAGAAATACCAAGACTGCTGCTAAAATCTTTAGACACCCTATCACTATGTCCTTTATATACACTAAGCCATTGATGAAGCTCCGGTGTAACCTCATACTTGTATCCTTTCTTTAACAACCACTCATGTACACCCATAAGACCTAACCCTAGGCGGCGATTCTTTGCTCTAATCACCGCAACCTTCTCGTAAGGTAGCTGAGCACGTAGTGTACCTAACATAAGGAACTTGGTTCCTAATTCTACCACATCTTTAAACTCTTGTATAGAGTCAATACGTCCTAGGTTAATAGACCCTAGGTTACACACATCACTATCATCCTCAGACGTTACCTCTGTGCATGCATTACGTAGTGTCTCGTTCTCCTTATCAAAGAAGTTAAAAGAGAATCCAGGTTCTCCTGTCTTAAGAGCTTGCTCTACGTTCTCTTTGAATACGTCACCTACTTCACCTGTATTCATGTAGTTCATGATCCATTCAGTGTCGTAGTTAACACTCACGTTAGTCATATCTAATGGACATGGGAAGTTAAAGTCATCCTCTCGTACCTGTCCAAAGCTTTGTCCTGTCTTACCTACTGGCATATCGTACCAGTTCTTTACCTTTAAGAAATCTGAGATATCCCCATGCTTCCAGTTCAAGCTAGCATACAGAGCAGACCTACGTGAGCCGCCTTGCATTACGTTACGTCCTATCTCATTAGTCATGTACATCTTAGGGATAGGTCCACTAGATAATCCTCCAGTAGAGGACAGTAGTTTGTTCTTCTCCCTGTATACGGAGTAATCTACACCTATACCACCACCTGTCATGAGGCAAGACTCTACCTTCTGAGACATGTTAGCCCAGTCTTCTCTAGTGTCTTCCTCTGCTTTCAACAAGAAGCAGTTGTTAAAGAACTTACTCTTTCTACCTGCGTAGTATAAGTACCTACCTCCCGGTATGAACTTAAGGTCACGAATGAAAGCCTTTAGTTGTTCCTTATCCTCCTTACTAAAAGTAACCTCGTCGTTACATACATCCTCTACTAATACACCAGCTAGATCACTCATAGTCTCACAGGTATTGTGTGCATACTTGTGCTCAAAGATATCCTCAGAGAACTGAGAACGAAACATAGGGTTACGTGCTGAGTGGAACTTAGACTGCGTCATTAGAATCTTTATCCTCTAAAACTGGGTTATAACCAACCTCATTGCTGTGGTTTAGGTGAATGACCATCATAGTATAATGAATGATCTTTAGCAAATCCTTTAGGTTCTTTCCTTCCTTCTTACCGTATCTCTTCCAGTATTTCAAGATGCTACCCATGAAGAACCCTTCACCATGTCCTTCATCCATGATAATATCAGAGCCTTGGTACTCTCCTTTAGCATAGTGTTCCCCGTAGGTTAAGTCTATATATTCTTTTAGGTAAGCTATCGTTTCTTGTTCACTGAACTTATATGCTTTCAGATCCTTTAGTATAAGATCTTCTACATCCCCGTCATGTAGAGAGAGCAATCCACTATCGTATGGAACACTATTCATCCTTCTATGATCGTCCATCCATTCATCATACTCAACAGTAGAAGCACTAACACTTACTCGGCACGGAATTTCATTAGCTAAACCTGCGTCATTTATATTTACATCTACACCAGCGTCAACGGTAACACCAGCAGACTGAATACCACTACCATAATCATAGTAATCAGTTAACACTCCTTCGGGAATCTTAGAAGAATACGAAGCTTTGTAGCCTAGAAATTCCCAGTCATAGAGTGTTCCAGGTATAGCTTTAAACTTAGAGAACTCTCCATCATTCTCCTTTATAAACTTTGTAGTGTATGTCTTCCCTCTCTCAAAGACAGGGATGCTCATTCCAAATTCATTTGTCATCGTTAGGTTCCTTCAGTTCTAAAGGGAGAATTTAAAGGTAGTTCTTTAAAATGTCTCTTTAGACTCTCTGGTATTTCTTCATACTGAACACTGCTGAGAGTAGAAGACTCTCTATTCCAATGTTCCTGTAGAAACATAACTACTTCTTTATGTGTCATATCATCCTTAATATCTACTTGATGTGTACTAGGGGCTAATCTTACTCTAACCATATTTACTAAGAAAGGACCGTATTGATCCTCCTCCTTATGTAGTTAATCTCTTTAGATTGTAGTACCTTATATGCAAAGGACTTAGTATACCCTGCATCTACATCAGCTAGATCACACACAGATTGAAAGTCTTCTGCTGTTACACCTATAGACGCAGAGAACCACGCCTTAGCTCTTGATCTGCTAAGGATAGCATCCTCTGATTCATTGTCTTGTTCGGGTTTAGTAGCGTCTAGTAGAGCTTGGAGTATTACGCTGAGAAATAGTATCTGTTCAGGGTACGATTGTCGTGACCTGACTAGAGTTTCTACTTCACAGACTAGGTGTAAAGAAGTACTAGAGCTTACTTCATGCTCAGCCAATTGGAAGGTATCCCGTCAGCACGTTTACAATATTTGAATCCGTATCTTGTACACCATTCTCCATAGGTAGACTTAGCTCCTTTGTATAACTTAGATTTAGGGTTATCGAATACAAATCTTATATCTAATTCAGGGTGTGCTTCTTTTATTAACCTGTGTTTCTTTCTGTCATCAGAAGAGAAGATACCCTTAACCTCTAGGAAGACTCCGTTAGGTAACCTAAAGTCAGGCAGGTATCTCTTAACTAGATGCACTTCATACTTCAACCACTCCGGTTCGTAATCAAACATAACCTTCTTAGTGGTAAGTAAGTTAGCTACTGACAGTTCACTCCCTGACCTGTAGTAGTTACCGTGCTTCTTGGTACGCTTACCCCTCATTAAGAAGTAACTGCCTGTGTAATCTCCTCTACCTTGGGTAACTTAGGTACAGCAGTTAAGTACTTGATACCATTAGAGTACTTAAAGATTCTAAGACCAGCCCCGTTATTACAATCAGCCCAACAATCAAACTTATGAGGACAGTAGACACAACCAAAATCAAGAGCGCGGTTGCCGCCTTGTCCTTCTGGGCGATCATCAAAACATTTCTCAGGCGGCTGCTCCAAGGTAAGGGTAGACTTAATCTCTTTGACCCTAGCTTCCGCATCTATCATATCCATTTGATGAAGAGGACATACTGCTATCTCTCCTGTTGTCTTATCTATAACAACGAAAGCTCCACCCTTGTCATCACCATCAGTAGCATACGCACTCAGTTGAGGTATGTAACCAAATGGATCTTTCTCTGTGAACTCTCCTGATACAAACTTCTTAAACGAGTAAGAGGATGCAGATTTAAAATCAACAAGGGTACCGTCTACCCTGCCATCCTTATGTCCTAGTACACCTCCAACTGTAACCTCTTTCTGTTGCTCGGTCACCTCATGTCCTGCAGCCCTACAAAGAAAAACCAACAGCTCTTCTAAGATGTGACCATACAAGAACTTGATGTACGTAGCACCATCTATCTGTTCTTTCTTATCAGACTTAGTGTTCAGGTCATACCAGATACGTCTGTTAGGTTTACCTATCTGTGATAGACGCAGCTTGTTATCTTCGCTCCTCTTCTCAGAGAGAACAGAAGCTATAACAGTAGCTAAGTCTTTCCCTAGTTTATCTATATCCTCCTGCTTTAGAGTTACGTTATCTCCTGATGTGAACAGACTGTATATATCTTCTGTTAGGGTTTCAATACTCTTAGTCATATACTGTATAGCTCCTGCTTATAGCTCAATACTTGTAATATAGCACCAGTAGTATACCAGCCATTATAATCAAAAATACAACAGAATAGATAGATAACGTTTCTGTATTACTAGATGCTGCTGCCGCCGCTACCGCTCCTGAAGTAATTGTTATCATGCAGCTAACCGTGATTCATCAGCGAAACCCGAAGGGTTTGCGTCCATCAGCTTGTAGCGGGTGTAGTGTCCATGCTTCTCATCGAATGCGGGACGAGGTACAATGTGATACCCTTTCTTACGTAGCTGAGAGATAGTAGCTGTAAGGTTTTCAGCTAGGTTCTTTTGAATGGCAGTGTAGCGGGACACACGCCCACCATGTTTCAATTCACTCAATACTTTCTGTGTGTTAGTCATGTCTCTTCTCTCCTTAATCGTACACATAATAGGAAAGGCGGAACAAGGATATACCCCTGCCCCGCCCATGTATCCTAGTAATTAGAACGGGATTTCATCATCAAGCATGTCTTTCTGAGGGATAGTATACCCTCCATCGACAGCTTCAAAGTCATCTCCGTCATCATACTCTACAAGATCAACCACCTGTACCTTCTGAAGATCAGTACCAATGCCTGACTTACCGGCATAGTTCCAGTCATACGTCTTGAACTTGACGTTAACCTTTGAACCGTTACCAATCAAGCTGCCATCCCAAGGCTGGTTCTGGGAATCAACAATGACAGGCGGTGGGATATCATTACCCTTACCACTGACACAGTTACGTTTGATTGTAACGAACTTACCGCGCTCATCGTTATCATCTTTGCCTGTCTTAACGATAAGACCGATCTTCTTCTCAGCGTACTCTGCATCCTTGTCAGAGAGACACACATCAATCTGCCACTTAGGATCAAACTTAGTGTTGGGGTTGATGACGCTAGCCCAGTAAGCTACGCCGCTAAGGATGTGACTAACTTGTTTGTTATCGCTCATGATTTACTTTTCCTTTACTCGTTTGTAATGCCCACATAACCATCATTGGTGTATGTGAGTTTGCGAAGTATATAGTAGTGTGCTTAGATTGTCAACAGGTTTCTTTCCTGTATCAACAGGTTTTTTTTAATGCTTCATCAAAATTTAATAACTCCTTCTGTTCTGCCATGTGGCATGGTTGTCTGAACACCTTGTGGTGACCAAACCTTTCTTTCACTAAGAGATCATCAGCAGGGAAATGTCCCTTCAGAAGATACTCAGTGTCGGATAGCTGGACTATGAAGCTGAAGATATCACACATCTTCTTACTACTTCTTACGATCAACCTACCCTTCTTGTGTGTTGTAGTCTTAACATCAATAACCTTACCGGCTAGTGTTACATCACCTGTATCTGTACCTGTGAGGTTAGACCTAACATAGAATGAAAAGAAATCCTTAGGGTATACACCAGCCTGCTTAATAAAAGCCAGCTCTGCTGCTGCACCAAGCATATCTAAAGAGTGTTCCTCCTTTAGGTGAGAAGCTGGATCATACGTCCCTGTGGACCTGTTAGATTTGTAACGCCTCTTTGCTACGTAGTCACATATCTCTAGCTCTCCGTCTGTTAATCTTATCAGTGTGTCTTTATTTAAGTTTGAGTACATGCATCCTCCATTAGTCTGTCTCCTTATCCGTCATTGAAGATACGTTCGAGCTTTATGTTCGACGACAGTAATAAAATTAGGGTAA